TCTTTTTTTCTGTCTTTCTCAACTGTTGCTTTACAGAATTTACGAAGATGTTTTGCTACAAAATTTCTCATAATCTTAATATTTATAATAATAATATGGCGTTGAACCATTGACATCAAATATATTAGGGTGGTTCATAAGCGCTCTACGATATGGTGTCCACTTGATTCCTCTACCCCAACCTAGTCTTTCTATAATATCTTTTTTGGATAGTTTACCAGCAGTTTTTATCCATTCAACTATATCTTTAAATCTATCTGTATCTTTGACTGCACGAGTTTCTATGACAAGTCTATCCATGTAAAACAACATTTCTAACATCTTGTCTTTATACACAAGTTTGTTTTTTATCCAATCAATCGCCTTAGATGCTTCTTCATTTCTATATTCTGGGTCATCTAAGTATGTGTTTAATAATTGAATTGCTGTATAGTCATCTTCAAAGAAATCACCCATCTCATTTAGTTCATGATAGTAAGTATCATCATACATGATGTAAGGAACTCCATTCATCATACCATCTGTTGTTGACACACTCCAACCACCATATGATTGTTTAGGTGAAAATCCAACATAACACTTTTGTAATTCTTTGTAATACCATTCTTTGTTACCTTTTGTAGTTACCATATATTTACGAGTTGGCTTTGGTAACAACGGCACCCACACTTTAAAGTCTTGTCGCATTTTATATAATTCATCACACACAGCAACAAACTCTTTAAAATGTTTATATGTATCTGGTCTATGATTAAACACAATAATCTTTTCTGGTGTTTCATTTATTTCACTTACAATATCTTTTTCATCAACACCTAAGTGTTGTGGTACAAGTATATCATTTAATTTTATAATCGTATCATCATTGAATGTTTTTTTAGCCTGATTGATTACTAAATCTTTTTGATGTTGTGTGTTAAGATAACATCTTTCATATTCTAATACTCCTGTAATCTGTTGTATAAAACTGTCCTTAGACCAAGCAACTACATCTTTAACATCCCACCAATGACAATATCCAAAAAACTTTGGTTCGTGATGTGTTACATTATACATAACATTTTTAAGAGCATGTGTATGCTCTGGTAAATGCGACATCACTAAATCAAAATCTAAATCTCTACTTAATATTTCTTTTATTTTAGGAACATCAAAATGAGAACGCATTGTTGGTGGATATGTTGGCATCGGCACAACATACTGAGTTACATTTTGAAATTGTAAAGAAGGCACACTACAAGGTAAAATAAGATAGAACCATAAGTCATCACGAATCTCATTCAATAAAGAAATCTGTTTCTTAATAACTTGTATGTAACTATCTTTTTCCAAGTCCTCTTGAAAAGTAATATTAGGATACACAAGCACCCTAGTAGTCTTTTGTAGTTTTACTTCTTTGTCTATTTCAAATAAATTCATCTTATTATATCAATCTTGTTCATAGTATCTTGATTCCAAACTTCTAGTTCTGTTCTAACTTTATTCTCTGCAATCATCTTTTCATATCTTCTGGAAGCTTTGTTCTTCCACCAATCAATAATATTTCCTAATTCAAATCTATCAAAGTTTTCTGCTTTTGTTAGAGTTTCTGTTTTACCAAGTAATACATCTTTTGCATTTGCATATCCATATTCACCCATGTAAAATCTTTTCTGTGTAGTTACATCACCTGCTTTTTCTATCTCTTTGGTAAACATTTCATATGCTTTAGTATCATGTTGTTTCAAACTTGCCTTAATAACACCTACCATTTTAGTTTGCATTTTTAGTTTTCTTGATGATGCACCTTTGTGAATTAAATCTTCACCACCATTCTTTTCTGTAAACCAATCTCTTAATTCAAAATATATTTCTTCACCAAGTGTTAATAAAAACTTAGATTGTGTATCACCTTTGTATCTTAAATATGGTCGCATACCATCATACATAGATGAACCTTTGATATTACCATACAAAGATGTGGTTTCAAACAAACAAAACTCTGTATCATATTTTTGATTTAACATTCTACGAACTGCATGAGAGTTACAAATAGCTGCCATCAACTTACCACCAAGATAATTATATCCAAATGGTTGAACAGGAACTATATTGAAACCCATAATAGCACGCTTGTTAAATATAGGTAAATCTGGAACACCACCAAGATAATTATTTCTAGGTTTAGAATTAATTAATGGTGAACCTAATTTTATAAAACCAACAATTGTATTTGTATTTGTTTCTTTTACAATTAGTTTGACTTCTTTGCCAGGCGCATTGTCTGGTGAGAATGATGCAACCATTTCTAACATTGTATCAAATGTTTGTGATTGCATCTGTACAACTGTAAAGTTCATGTCCTGTGGGTGCATATCATATGCTTGAAACATATCATCTTCTAGACCCATGCCTGGCAATGCTTGTGGTATATTCTTTACTCGTTCTATCTTTCTAGCACGAAAGTAATCGTCAATACGATTGAAGTCCTTGAAGTATTTAATTAACTTCGTAGCGGAATATATAGCATCTTGTTTGTTCAATATTAACATATTATAATATAAGAGGTAGGGGTCAACTAATCCCTCAGTCAACCCCCTGTGTATAATCTATTGTTAAATTTATTATAACACAATAGTATTTATCAAAGTAGAGTGTCTTTGAGATTATATTTGTCAACGACTTTATCCCTTTTGATATCTTTAGCACTCTTTCTAGAAAACCTATCTGCCAGTGGCGTATTAGGATTCTTGTCTGCAATCTTTTGTAGGGTTTCTTTCATACCACCATCCATTTTTTTAACAATGTGGTCGCCTACAAAATTAGGAGCAGTTAATACTGCTTCTATGTTTGGATTATTTTTTAGATACTCTGGTTTCTCTGCAATCTTCATTATCTTATCAAAGACTTCACCTGTATCTTTATTTTTAAATGTGTATGTCGGCATTTTGTTCCTTGTACCACTCTGGTTTAGTTCTGTTTTTCCAATTAGCAAATCCATTCTTGTAGTTTATGTAGTAGTTTTTATATCCCTGTATTGGATTATCTTTTACTTTACATTCTTCTGGCATTGCTTGTGGTAACTGTGTCAAACCAATATCCTTAATATTATTTGGTGCTCTTAATAAATGTAATGATGGTTTAGATGCACCATGTATCTTTCCATATCTATAAGTATATTCTGCAAGACAAGCCACATAAATCCTATACATCAAACGATAATTTGATTTACTTTCACGCACCCACACATTACAAGGATGATTCACATGACTTGCCTTGTACAATACACTTTCTCTATCATCAGATAATTTCCATCTTTTGATATTACGACCATTTGCTGTTTTATCTATATACATATCACCATCTAGATATCTGTGTGCTGTAGATAACAACTGAGCATATTCTGTCGCCATCTTTACTACATGTTTGTCAACATGCCATTTGATATTTTGTATTGGGTCTTCATGTAGATAAAATATATTCATTCATCAACTCCTTTACTTTTACTAGGTTTTTGTATTGTAACACATCAGCACTCATACTGTCAATAGACCCCTTAATCAGTCCAAAATCGGTCTTTAAGACCTCTTTTAGAGGGTATATGTCCACATGTATCAAAAAGACTGCTGTAGACCCCTCAATGACTGTTACAGTCCTTTCATGTTCAACTCTAAAGGTTAAATCGTCTAAACTGTCAAAATCTGGTTTCTCATACAATGGGTGATTACTGTATCCACCTAGTGATGATATACCCCAAGTATATCTTTCAAATGATTTCCCACTACACATGGCATTCATGATGCCATCAGATGCACGAAGTAATGCTTCATTGTCTGCAATCGGTGAGTGTAGTTCTGCCAAAGTCATACCCATTTTCTCACCAGCATTCCAAGATGATGGAAATGCAACAAAACAAGCTTCAAGTTTGCCTTCGTGCATAATAACGACATCATCTTCAATTGCCATTCCTAACTGTGTTATATTATCACAATCAATTAAAACTCTGTAATCACTTTTCTGATTAAATAATCCTAGTCTTTGTGCTGTCTTAAATACCAACTGCTCTTCTACAGCAAGTGGTGTTTCAAAATAAATATTACTTCCTAGATTATCTAACTCAATTCTTCTCTGTGCTTGAATAAAAACATCTGTATCATTTGCGTTGAATGTTGGGCGTTCACAAGGTTTGAAAACAGGTTTCATATCAAAAGGTGTTCTGATTACATGTTCAAACATCTACTTCTCCCAACGATAAAATATATGGTCCTCAATCTCTATGGTTTTTGTTTTTGTTTTTGCCCAAGATGGTCTTACATAATCTGCATGATAATGTGTTGCACCATCTGTGATATCAAAGAACTGATAGTCTGGATTACTTTGTATGTGATAGATATAATTTACTAATTCGTAAATACTATCATAAACTTTCATATTTTTAGGAATGTCTGACTTACCATCACAATACCAACTAAACTGACACTTGTTACGAATAGGTTGTCCATTAGCATATGTTAAACCTTGTTTCACAACTTCACATACTGTGTTTGGAAATCTTTTATCCTCTACACGATTTAATGTAACTTGTGCAACTGCTAACCAGCCTGCCTGACCTTGACCTCTAGCCTCAAAATAAATGTTTTCTGTTAAACATTTTTTTTCATCTCCATATGCCTCACTTCCTATCACTAACAATAAAACTATTAATAATATTTTTTTCATTATGTAACCTCTTTAATCTCATATACATTATGTCTAGGTATGATTGTAGAATTACCACATTCATCAATCGTTCCATCTTCATTAAAATTAAAATCACTTACCAATCTAACAAAATCTTCATCTTCTGCACTTACAAGAAATCCTGTGCTTAGACATCTAGGACATTTACTCTCTAAAACATCTTCTATACTTCTCCAAGCACTATCAGATACAATATCAATCCAAAAAACATGGACAAACTTGTATGGTATTTTTTTAATTTTACTTGTCATAATTAATGGAGCGTATGGATTGTACTGCCCAATCTTCTCTTAGTTGGAAACCAAGTGTAATACTTTTATACCACATACGCAGAACCTCTCATTAGGTGCTACCACTAACTCTTTGATGAGGTCTGAGAGAGAGAGTGAGTTAGCGATAGCGTTATTCTTTCATTAGACCTCATAATCTATTATAATAACAGCTCTATACAACTATTGTCAAGTTTTTTATACTCCAGAAGCACTCCCAGGCGCTTGAGGGTATACAGGTGCTGGTTCTTTCATAAAATCATCACCCCAACCAAATGCTTCTTTTACAACATCTTTAGATAAACCTTTGTAAACTTGATGTAGTCTTTTATCTTTAGCGGCGATTAATACTTTCGCCTCTGCATCACATAATCCTTCACACATTTGTATAAACATTTTTTCTTTCTGTGCTTGTGATGTTTCATTGTCGGCACCTTTGATGAAATGCCAGAGTTTTCTTGTTTCTGATGCAAGAACAGTATGTTCTGTTCCCTCTGGTGCTTCATTTGGTGTATAAGGTACTTCACCTTCTGGGATTACCCATTCTTTCGTAGGGTCAAAAGATGCTTTTAATAACATTCTTAATGATTCTGAATCATTCGTTATGAGTATTGCTACTTTTTCTACTTTTGTTTTCGCTTTGTGTACTTTATCAAGTATGTCTGAAAACAGTAGTGTGTGTGAATATGCCATTTTAAAAATCTCCAATTTGTTCAGTTAGACTTTTCAGTCTTTTGTCTATAAAATAATTTAACATCTTACTTCTATCACCACATGTGGCGACATTGAAATCATCTAGAATTTTTTCTTCCAACTCCTCTGGAATATTATCCAGATTTATGAGTTTATTATTTCTTTGATAATTTCGTTTCACTTCATCATCTAATTCGTCAATTTCTTGAGCTAATATACTTTCAATTCTTTTAGATGTTAAAGGTCTTTGCCTTAGTTCATCTGTAAATGTATGGTCAGGCGATAATACATTTGGTATGCCATCTGACCTATCACCTTTAAGTACATGTTCTTTTATATATACAACAGGGTCAACCCCATTTACATGTTTTTTAGTAACAGGACTATACTGTCGTACATTATTGTATTTATGCAACTGAATAAAGTCTTTATCACCAGATACAATCATAATCTTTTCGTCTTGATACTTCTTACATAGTGTGGCGATAATATCATCTGCCTCAGCACTATAAGTTTCTACAACTTTATATGGTAAAAACTCTTTGATTTCTGATTTAATATCACCTAATAATCCAAAAATCTTATCCCAATCATTGTTGTCTGTTTCTCTACCTTTCCTACGACTTGCTTTATACTGTGGGAATACATCTCTACGCCAACAGTTTTTAGAATCGTATGTTATGACTACCTCACCATATTTTTCATTGAACATGGTGCGATATAATCTTACAGAATTTAATATCATATGCCTGACCATTTCTTCATCTAACTGATTGTCATTCATATTCAAATGCATCATTACAGATGCAATTGTAATCTGATTCATGTCAATTAATATCATATTAAATCCTTATTAGAAAGGGTGGCACTTATTGGTAGGCCACCCTAAACTAATTCTTAAATAATTAAGAAGCGTATCCTACACCATTTCCATAAAGTGCTTTGATACCAGCGGCAACGATTGCTTTATCTGCACCACCATTCATCAATACTTCGCCAACCCCAGCAGCAATAATTGCTTTTGAAGGTTTACCCATACGATAAGATGTACCATTTGCATCTTTGTTAATGTAAATCATAAAACCTTGACTTCTTAATTTGTCCACCATAGCTTGTGGTGAAGTTAGGTCAAATGTGTTTCTTAATGTTTTCCATGTAAGAGTTTCACCTCTTGTGAACGCATTGATTACTCTTTGCGTTTTTGATAGTTTTTTTCTACCCATAATTATAATCTCCTATGATTATTAAATTTAAATTAACTAATTTTTTGCCTCGGATAGTCATATCGGCAATTACTTTATGTAATTCTTTAATCATCATCATCTTCTTTTTCTTCGTCTTTGATGATTTCTTTATTTCTTTTACTGTGTAGAGTATCATTTTCTTCCATATCTGGTTTAAACTCTACATCTATCTCGTCATCTTCTTCTACGATTTCACTAACCATTTCAATAGTATCTGCAAGAAGTGGCGAATCAAATCTAGAATAATGTAGTGTAACACCTTCTTCTGTAGTTTTACTTTCTGGCGACATTATCAATTCAATAAATCCTTGTATGATATGTGGTAATCCCTCTTGTCTTGCCATAGCACCTTTAATTACTTCTGATAAAAAACCCACATCTAAAATAAACTGTTCATCATCAATCTCATAACCATTTTCACTTAGAGTGTGTATCATCTGTACCATTACATTCTCAGTCAACAAATCAATCTTAGCAAGTTTTTCTTTCATCTGTAACTGAGAATTATTTTTATCTAGTTCTCTATCATACTTCTGTTTAATCCAATTAGAAGTTTTCTTATCTTGTTTTACAGGTTCTGAACCCCAAGGCCCATATATTACATTGTCCATATTATTGTCTTTTTCGTCTGTCATGCTATAATCTTTTTCTCTACTGGCACAATCGCACCAATATAATTTAAATAGTTTTCTTTTATCTCTGGTTTAGCTTCATTGATAACTATAATATTACTTTCTTTAATATTCATTTCTTCATTATCTGCAAAAGGAATAAAAGGTGAAAAGTATAATTTAGTTTCTGCACTACTGCCTGGATTTTGTGCCATTGGTATTAGTACAAAAGGTTTTTTAATCGTTGTAATAGTATCATCTGAAAATGTTACTTCTGCAACTATATCCTCACCTGTGGTTAGTCTTAATAATTTTACTTCCATTATTTTATCCTTTTTCTATTGTTAGTTCTTTTCTTTGGTTGATGTGGGCCTGCTGTTTCTGCAAACTTTCTCAACCACCTTTGTTTACCAGCAGCTCTTGCCAGTCTTTTCTTTTCACTTCTCTTAGTAAAAAATTGTCTTTCGTGTATCTCATTTAATCTACCATCATTTAAAACTTTCTTTTTAAACAATCGCATTGCTTTGTTAAAATCATCACCAACTTTTACACTCAAACCTGTAGAATTATCCTCTTTACTAGGTTTCTTCTTAAACTTCTTTTTTTGTTCACTACGAACTTGGAAATTTTGTCTAGGTTTATTCGTGCCTTTCAATCTGGGTACTCCTCATAATAATTTGTATCATGATATATTTGTCTTGTCATTTTATACACTTCTGCTAAAGCGTCATACTTATCTTCAATACCTTGTTCATTTAGTAATTCAATATTGTTCTCTAAAATTTTTAGAGCATTATCTTCGTCAATATCACCAAACATCATTTTCTGGGCGACTACCGACAATACAGTATTGCCGTCATTCATTACGCCGCCTCCAACATTGACATTGGAACTCTGTATGCCCCACCTGTATCTAAATCAACTACAGCATTTTTTTGTAGGACTTTCCTAACTGTGCCTAGCGTTTTCTTAGTTTTCTGTACCACATAAACTTTAGTGCCTGGCGTAAATTCTAATTTTCCATTCATAACCATTAACTCACGAGCAAAATCCATAACCTCATTTAACCCACGATTATCTAGTTTCTTCATTTCTTTCATTAGTGTTTTATTCATATCTCATACCTCGTTTTTTCATCATATTAAGTAGTATACCAGCGTCAAACATATATTGTCAACCCCTAATTTAAATATAGTGGGCCTGTCCATTTCATTGGGTATAATCCTTCAAATACATTTCCTCTCGCTCTGTTTAGTGCTGGAGCATTCCAACTAGCAGCTTTCAATACATCACCTTTTTTGAAATGTTTGTAATCTTCTTTAAGTACAAAAGCAGCAACAGAATTTTCTCTTACAACTTTTAAATACTTTCTACCTTCTTTAACTTCGTAATTATCTGGGGAATCTGTACCATAACCTCTTTCGTTATAGTCCTTCATCATTGCTTCAACCATATTTTTAGCACCTTCCTCTAAAGAATTTGCCGGTTTTACTGATTTCATAATTTACCTCTCTTTTCTCAATTTATGTACCCATTATACAGGCCCCAGACAACCTTTGTCAAGTGTTTAAGTTATTGATTTTATTAAGAAAAGTAAATTAATTTAGAGTGGTTTGTAGATTGTAACCAATTCTTCCTTGCCTTTGACCTTGATTTTGTCTACTTCTACTGACTTGATTTTCTTGAGTTTTTCCATAGTATACGAAGAATATAGCGTGGTTACGATATTCCCCTTATCATCTTTGTAGTTTCTGGTAGCTGCCTCTAACCTAGCAGCAAGATTTACAGCATCTCCTATGACTGAATAGTCAAATCTGGTATCGCTACCCATATTACCCACAATACAAGTGCCAGTATTGACACCAGAACCTATGTTGATATCTGGTAATCCTTTTTCTTTGAAGTCTTTCTTTAATCTTTGTGTTTCTATGGCACATTCTATAGATGTTTTGACTGCCATCTCTGCATGGTCTTCACAATCTAGTGGTGCGTTCCAGAATGCCATGATACAATCACCCATATACTTATCAACTGTGCCACCATTCTCTAGAACAATCTTAGTCATACGATTTAGATAGTCGTTGATAACTTCAACCAATCCCTCTGGGTCATCATTATTTTTATAGTATTCTGATATTGGTGTAAATCCTACAATGTCCATAAACAGAAAACTCATCTCTTTTCTTTCACCACCTAGTCTTAATTTACTAGGGTCTTTTTGTAGTTCGGCAACTTGTCTTGGGTCTAGATAAGTTTCAAACTGTTTTCTTATTTGTTGTTTTAATTTAAACTCTAAAATAAATCTGTTAAAAATACTATGCATACCAACAATAGTAATTACAATAATTATCCAACTGATATCAGATAGTATTAGATGTTTATTGAAAAGATGACATGCTACTATCAAACTAGCAACATATAATATTATGATACTTGTTCCTACGAACCAATATGGTGTAAATCTTGCAATCAGTATAACTAGAGTACCTAATAAAACTGATGCAACTAATTCAACAAACAAACTTATATCATAACGATTAATTTGTTTACCATCTAAAACAGTTTGTAAAGTAGATGCAGATAGTTCATAAGAATATTTTTCACCAACTGGCGTTGCAATAATATTACCTATACCCTCAGCAGTAGGTGCAATGATTACACTACGACCTTCAAACTTTGAGAAATCACTTTCAGATGCAGAAATAGTTTCAAACTCTTTGTTCCAATGTAACCAGATTCTGGCATTTGGGTCTGTGTTTATAATAGAATATCCTGGCACTCTTACTGCAATAATTCCACCTTTACTAGATTTGATTTGATAACTTGGAGCTCCTGTTGCAACTCTAATGACTTCTATTGCCATAGTAGGATAAGTTGATTCTTCTACTATTGGTGATGATTGTCCTAATGTTCTTCCACCACTATATCCTAGAAATCTTTCTATCTTCATTATCAATGGTATTCTTCTCACGACACCATCAATCTCTGGTGCAGTATTAATTACTCCAACACCATCAGCACTTTTACCTAATTCTTCAATCGGGCCTAACATACCTTCCCACTCAAAAAGATAAGGAAAAGGATTACCTATTCTAGCAACCCCTCTAGGAACTGCATTTCTGTCTATTTGTGATGTTCCAACCTGTGCAATCACAACTCCATTGTCTTTGAGTGCTTTTGCAAGTTCATCATCACCACCTAATCTATCTTCCTCTGAAAATAGTATAGGTATCATAATAATACCAGCACCTGCCTGTCTTAAATCATATATGATTTGTGCAAGTACATCTCTTTTCCAAGGCCATTGTCCATACTTCTCAATTGATTTTTCATCAATCGTAACAATACCGATATCTTGTGATACTTCTTTTGGTTCTTGTTGTATGAGAATATCAAATGATTTAAGTCTTAGTATTTCTTTGATATAAGGGTCTTGTAAACCAATAAAGGTCAAGACGATTAAAGTTATGAACGAGAATGTCCAATGTGTTACAAATTTTTTCATCATATCTATTTATAAGATAATAATAATATACTTATTGTTGTGTTACTGATACAGAACAACCACCAACTGTATTACAAGTTTGTGATAGTGAGTAAGATTGTGGCGTTGTATTACTTTTTTGTGTTACACTTAAATTAGTTCCATACGAACCACTTAAACTTACTGTGCCAGTATGTCCAGCATTTTTTGTCTGTTTCCAATAAACAGTATTGTCATCATTGTAGATGTTTAGTGTGGCAGTTTTATCCTGACCATGTGTTTGTTGTATTTGCACATTATTATCATCTGAATATATATTAACATTTTGAGTATGTTCTGTATTTGAATCATTATTTCTACTTGACAAAGTTATGGTATTTCTATCGCCAGTTACAAGTAGATTCATATAATGACCACCATGTTCTGTGCCATCATATTCCCATGAACCACTTGTTGATATATTATAACCTTGACCCATTTTGATTGTATTATTATTTGCTGTGTAAGCATTAAGTATCATGTGGTCTTGTTCACAATCTGAACCTCTAGAACATCTCTGTCTAGCGTCAACTGTATTACTATCATAATCAATTTCTAAATCCATAATTGAGTTATGTGTTTTTTGTATGGCATTTATATCATTATCATCACCATGATTATCTAGATACATTGTGTTATCACTACCTAATTGTTCTGCTGTCATTGTACTAGATGTTTGTCCATCTGAACCATAGTAATGTTTGTATAAACCTATTTTATTATTATCACCTGTTTGTGAAAAATTTATAGTTTGATTGTTACCATACAAAGTTGCATTTGATTGTGCTGTGCTTTTTGTTGATACTCTATTATTTTGACCATCTTGTGTTATGTCAATGTCAACATTACTACCAGCTTGATTTATGTAAATCTCATTTGCTTGTGCTGAAAATGAAAACAATAGTATTAATAAACTACTGAACTTGATATATGTTGATAGCATTTTCTACTCCTTCTATTTCGTAATCTATAATTTCAAAATCTTGTTGTGTAATATTTAATATGTAACCATATTCCTTATCAAGTCTTAATT